ATGGCTTTAATGGATCCTTACGAATTTGTCAAACATCAAAATGCACAAGCTGATCGCTTGAACAATCTTAATCGTTTTTAAATTAAAGCCATACCGCTTTTCTTTGTAATTTCAATATTGTCTTGCACAATATTATTCATAATTTGAATGTCTTCTAAACTTAAATCGAACAACAAATTATCTATACTTACACCACCACGCATGTACCAGCATAGACGAAATAGTTGAGATTTATAATTTTTAGCACTTTCTTCTAGCCTAGTCAGATATTCTTCAATATCTGCTTCTTTCATTCCAACTAGGCCCTTACGAAAAAACTCGATTGGTCCATGGTAATTGCAACAGCATTTTCTGTATTGCAACTGTCGCACATGACTGTAAGTTTAGGAATTTCCCTTGATATTCTGTTTTCTTAAATTTTATTTTTAACAGCATCGAATACATGACTTTCACAGTTAGATAACCATTCTGTGATATATTCACGTTCTTCAACAACTTGATCTCCAACATCGACACTGGCAATTTGTAAAAAGATAGCTTCTGTTTGAATTTGTGTTAGCTGTTCGTACATAGCATTAATCATCACAGCCTGTTGCTCTTGATCGACCATGTCTACTATTTGTTTAAGCTGACGTTGCAGTTGAAAATTCTTCATTTGGAATACAGTCCATTGCTTATAAGTTAATGGTTGTATTTTGATTGAAAGATCTTTCAGTACAATCTTGTTATCGTACTCGCATTTATTATAGTGTTCAATTACATTGCCCAACTCAATATCGTAATCGTTGATAGCACTACACTTTACGCACTGATGTGTAACAGACATGGTGTTGCCTTGAGTAGCAATTCTGATGGCTGTAAGTATTGGATCTAAATCTAATAAACACAATTCCCATGCATCGTACACTACAGGACAACAACTTTCTATAACTTTTACAGTAGCTTCACCGTTGAGCAATGCATCTGGAGTTTTCATTAATATCTCGTCCATACCAGTCATGCCAAATATAGCAACATTTTCAGGATCACCGTTTAATGTTCCTGGCCCGTTATAAACTCCTTTGCTAGGCAATTTAATATAGACCTTAGGCTGTCTAAAATACTTTTTCAATGGGTTATTAGCCATTATTATCTCCAGATAAATATCATATGTAGTATTTATATACGCATTTTATACTGGAAAAATATATGGCCGAACGTTCAGCAGAAGAAAAAGCAATCGAAGAACTTAGAAAAGAAATTAAAAATATGAATACCGGACGTAATTATTTGACCGGCAATGAAAGTTTTCTAACGACTCTTATCAAAGATTTAGCAGGTCCTGCTGAACAAAGTATTAAATCAATTGCAAGTCTAGCAGAAAAATCCATGGAAAATACTGCTGGAGTTGCTGATGTAGTTGATTCTGTTAAACAAGTACTTGGATCATTAGGTCCAGGCGGAAGAATAGCTGGAGAAAGTTTAGGGTTCTTTGCAAACATTCTTACGTCAAGTGTCGATAACTGGCAGAAATTCAGTCACGAAGGTCTTAACTTTGCAGGAAATGCTATGGCATTCCGCGAAGCAGTAATGAAAACCGGAATGAGTTTTCAAGATTTTGGTGATACTCTGGACAAAATTAAACCTTCACTGTTTCAATTGGGTGGCGGCATCAGTGGCGGTTTGCATGCGTTTGGTGAAATTTCTAAAATAATGAACGACCCGCAAATGCAAATTGCATTTAATACCATGGGTATGCTACCTAAAGAAGCTAACGAAGTATTAGCCTTAACAATTAAACTTGGTAGAGCAAATAATATTAATCAAGATGAAGCAGGCAGACAACGTCTAGCTGATAGCACATTGAAACTTTCAATAGAAATGGATGCAATGGCCAAACTAACAGGTATCAGTCGAAGAGAACAAGAAAAGAATATTGAGACAATAGCCAACGATGCACGAGTTCGTGCAAGAATGTCACAGTTAATGAACGACCCAGAAAAAAGAGAAGGAATTGGTAATATTATGGCCAATGCTAAAACATTGCCTCCTGAAGTAGCAAAAGCATTTGCAGAAAGTATTGCAGGCAAAGGCATTATGACTAGTGATAAACTAGCAGACTTAAATCTAACTTATGGTGCTACTGTAGCACAACAATTTGAAAAAATTGGTCGGTTGTCTGACGGCACTGCGGAAGATCAAGCTGAAGCCGCAAGATTAACTAAAGAATTGTTACCACTAATGGTAGAAGGCAAACGCCAAATGGCTCAATATGTTCAATATCAAAGTAACGATACTGCTATGGGACGTGAAGCGCATACTAATGAAGCTATGTTTAACTATGAAAATACCATTGCAGATTTAATGAAGACTAAAGCGAACGGTGAAAAAAGATTAAGTTATGATGATGCTAAAAAAGAAGCTGAGATTAGAGCAAAAGCATTATCAGAAGGCAAACTTATAGAAGATGTAATGGTGCGTGTAGGCAAAGAAATGGTGCTAATTAAAGCTGAAAAAGTCGATGGACAATATGTTAGTGTAGACCCGAGAAAATATGCTACACAGATTGCCACTACCGCAGGCAGTATAAGTCGCGGACTTGCTCAAGAATTAAATGCAGGACTATTAGATGTAAATGATAAGATGCTAGAGATGGAAAGATTTACAGACGAACATGGTGTAGAACGTTTAAAATATACTAAAGAATCACTAGAAGTAATTAAACTAGCCAATGGTGCAAGTGTAGGCCCAGACGGTAAACCTAAAAATACAGGTAATGTATTAGGAGAAAAATTTGTTGGATTTATTAAAGACAATACTCAAGCATTAGTTGATTTACCAACAGGTATTGCTAATGCATTTAGAAGTATTGCAGGATCAATGGGAGTAAATATGACTCCAAATAAGCCAAACGCAGAAAATGAAATAAAAGAACAAATTGAAAAAGATAAGAAAAATAAACAAAATAATGGAACAAATGTATCTGCAATAAGTCCTAATTTAACTACTGTATTGACTAGAGATCTTCCAACAGCAGTGGCCGCTGTACAAACTTCAAACGAAAGTGTAGTAGCACTAACTGAAAAATTGCCAGACTCTAATTTAATGACACAGCAATTAGAGAAGATAAGTATAATAATGGCAAATGTTGAAACTACTATGAAAGAAGCTAACGGCATTTCTAAAAAGATCGCGGATAATACTTTCGGAATGAGTGGTTACGTAGCTTAAGGACCAAATATAATATGAGTTGGAAGAAATTTTTTACACCAGTACCTGTTGGTTCAAGCGGCCGTAGTCCGATTGGAAACAATATGTCTGGCCCTGGCATGGGTCCTGCTAAAACAAACTATTCAAGTTACTTGCCAGATGTATATTCAGGCAGTCCAAACCGTATTGATCGTTATAATCAATATGAAACAATGGATGCAGATCCAGAAGTTAATGCGGCATTAGACATATTAGCAGAATTTTGTACACAAAAAAACAAAGATGGTAACAATGCGGCATTTAGTATACAGTGGCGTAGCAAAGCAACTAACGCAGAAACAAAGATTCTAGGCGAATATCTAAATCAATGGGTTAAATTACAGCAGTTCGATGTACGTATTTTCCGCATCTTACGTAATACATTTAAATTTGGCGATAGTTTCTTTATTCGTGATCCAGAAACACAAAAATGGTTTTATGTAGATCCAAGCAAAGTGGTTAAAATTATTGCCAACGAAAGCGAAGGCAAAAAGCCAGAGCAATATGTTATTCGTGATATAAACCCTAACTTTCAAAATTTAGTTGCTACACAAATCGCTCCTAATGTACGTGATGTTAATCGTGGCGGATCAAACGCAAACGTAGGAACAGGCGGAATGGCCGCACGTGGCATGACTGGCGCATATCCAACTAGCGGCGGTTCACGCTTTGACAAACAAGAAAATGAAGTAGCAGTTAACGCTGAACATGTGATTCATTTAAGCCTGAGCGAAGGATTAGACAACAATTACCCATTTGGTAATAGTTTATTAGAGAACATCTTTAAAGTATACAAGCAAAAAGAGCTATTAGAAGATGCTATTCTTATCTATCGCATACAACGTGCTCCAGAAAGACGTATATTTCACATTGATGTAGGTAACATGCCGAGCCATTTGGCCATGGCATTCGTGGAACGTGTTAAAGATCAAATACATCAACGACGTATTCCAAGCCAAAATGGCGGCGGACAGAATGTTATTGACAGTGCATACAATCCATTAAGCATTAATGAAGACTATTTCTTCCCTAAGAGTGCTGACGGACGCGGATCAGATGTTACAACATTGCCCGGCGGTACTAATTTAGGTGAGATTGACGACTTAAAATACTTTACTAACAAGTTATTCCGCGGTTTGCGCATACCAAGTAGCTATTTGCCAACAGGTGCAGACGATAGTAACAGCAGTTACAACGACGGTCGTGTTGGTACAGCATACATTCAAGAGTTACTTTTTAACAAATACTGTGAACGATTACAAGCATTGATATCAAGCTCTTTTGATATTGAATTTAAACGTTATCTACATACTCGTGGTGTTA